GTATCCTCATACCCATCAAGTATCCAATCATCAGCCACCTCTTGTGCTTCGTTTAATGATTCATACTCTCCTATTACTGAGCCACCTACCCACACTATATAGTTATATTCATTCATCTTTATTCTCCATTACTGTGTAGTTTGCAATTTTACGTAACCTAAACTTAAGGTCTTTAATCTCAGCTTTTAGTTCCTCAGCGTCCTCTAACCTGTCACTCACTGAACCGTGCCAACCTTGTGCTATGTTATCTATCTCACATTGTGAGTATCCGTGGTACTCTAGGTAGTTAGCAAATGAAGCGTTCTCCTCTGCTAAGAAATCCCTCTGTACCTCTAAGTCCTCGACTAATGTCGCTAGTTTTGTGTGTTGCTTATTCATTTTATTTCTCCTGTGTCGAGGGTAATCCCTCTATTATTAAAATCCAATACTTCTTAGGTCATCATTCATTTGCTCGGGGGTGAGTTCATCATCTTCCCACTCTTGCACCCCACAATGCTCTTTACAGTCACTACATATGTCTGTATAGATTATATCAGCACCACAGCAATCTGATAATGGTTCTACACCTACATACTCATCATATATAGTGGCCAAATCCTCATCAGAATACCCATTCTTAGTTAACTCATCGGCCAAAGCACTCCTCCAATCTCTTAACTCTGATACTTCATCTTCTAGCTTCCTTTCTCTTGGTGTCTTCATTAGTATAACTCCTTATTATTAATTAACTTACCCACTACAATAATAATTACTGCTTCTGCATTACTTAGGCCATAGGCTTGAGCAATACTTGATACACTTAAATAGTTATTGACATAATCTAAATAGAATACCTCAATATCTCTTAGTGCATTTCTTAGCTTATCCTTATCCATTTCTTATCCTTATCTTTATTTACTTATGCACATCTTAACATACTTTTAACTGATTGTCAAGTGTTTATACAATAAAAAGCACCAATTAAGGTGCTTAGTTATATTATTGGCTTAGTTAAACTACAATCTCACTACTAAAATCAACTAGGCCATTATCAAAGCTATAATCCTCATTAAATAGTGCTTGTGGCTGGATATCGATTGTATCTCCGGCCTCCCTATCTAAATTGAACCAAGCCTCATTCTCATTAATTGTGGATAATTTAACATTACCCTCCTTTGTGTATATTGTGTATTGTCTATTACTCATCTGTTATCACTCCTTCGTTTATTAAATGTTTAGCTGTTCTACCAAACCATCCTTGTAATTGCCAAGCTAGGCCACTATTAACTAGCTCCTGCCAAGCTTGTATTACTTCTTCTTCGGTATCAACTTCAATCCATCCTTCAGCTATACCAACTGCATCTGCTTTATTTATATTACTCATTGTAATATCTCCTCTTTTAAGTTGTTATTAACCTCAATTAGGCCAACATCGACTAGATGTTGTAGCTCTTTAGTTGTTTTATTACCATCAATAAAACCTTTAAGGTGTCTTAAGGTAGTACGGCTATAATCCCAATCAGCACCAAAGGTAGTTGTTCCACCTTCTACTACTTTACATACAATACTATCGTATGACTGTAAATAGCTAGTTCCTGCTCTCTTTGTAATTACAAAGTGATGAGCCACCGGATTATCTAGCTCATTTATTAGTTGTGTTATTCTCATTTTATTACCTCTTTATTATTAGACCTATCTCATCAGTAGCAAGTGGTCAATCTTTACTAGACCCTCAATTAAGAGGGTTTCGATTGTTATTGTGGAACAGTATTAAATATCTTAACACTATCATCAGTTATCTCAACCTTGACACAACTAGTATCAACACTCTCATACCTATAAGTATAACCTTCTGATATGCCTAGTGGTAGCAAGAAAATAACCCCGTCTACTGCATCTGTTCCAATATATGGATTGCCTTTGTATTCATTATAGTATTGTGTCTTCATTGGTATTGCTCCTTTTATTAATTGATTCACTTATAGTATAACATAACATTAAAAGGTGTCAAGTATTAATTCAATTAAATATAGATAGGCTTGCTTGCTACCATCACATTAGCAAAAGGTGATATGCCTTAATAGATAGGGTTGTAGAGTATGTGTATGGATTATTAGACATATTGTTGTATTTATAATACACACTAGTTATTAAAACGGTGATGGCCTTTAGTATTAAAGAGAATAATTAATAATGATATATAAATACCCCCTTCGACCCACTAAAGATAAAACAATTAATCACATATTAATGCACGGTGATACCTTAGAATACCCCTTCCCCTTACAAGGTTATTAATAAGATAGTATATAAGGAATTACTGATATAGAAGACCCCTCCACACCCTTTGTGAGAACTTAGCCACCCACGGAATCCCACCTCTATATAAAATTCAAGTAATTCCATATTATGTTTCACGGATTGTTTCACGGGCTCTAGTCATTACTAGTTAATGAGAAGGGTTATCATTTGGGCTCTAGACATATTATATTATTTTACTATATTTATCAATTAGTTTTTAAAGTTAGGTATTTATAGGGTATAATCAATAGTATGTTTATACTAAACAGGTACATACCCAGGTTCAACCTCTCTACTACTACTTAGGTAAAGAGCTGGTAGATACCCTGGTATAGTCTAGACATACCTAGATTAGACTAGGTTAGTCTAGACTGACCTTAGGTATACTAACTAGTATAATAACTAAGGTTAGACTAGAATGACTAGGTATAGGGTATTGGTTGTAGTGTAGGTGTAGTAACCTTATTAATTTAGTTTTTAAAGTTATAGTTAACTAGGGTATAATATTATTTATGTATATATTATTTTATAATAAATTATGAAGACTGGTCAAGAAGTTAAGGCTCAAGATAAGAAAGACTTAGAGGAGCTTAAGAATAAAGCTAAGTATGCTGTGGCTGCTGAGACAGGTAAACTACCTAGTGATGTAGTTATTAAGGTAGAAAAGAAGAGAGGTAGGCCTAAGTCTGAATATAGAACTGCTGGTGGTAAGAAGACTAGAGGTGCTCACGGTAAGAAGTATACCCCTACTGATGATGATTATGGTAAGGTAGAGGAAATGGTCACAATAGGATTGGACCAACACACTATTGCTAAGATAATGGGTTGTTCTAATGCTACATTATCTAAATACTATAAGACCACTATGGAAGTAGCTAGAGAGAAGAGAACTGCTAGTGTAGCAGGTGTGGCTTATAAGATGGCTATGAGTGGTGAGTCAGCTAGTATGACTACATTCTGGCTTAAGACACAAGGTGGTTGGACACCTAAGCAACACGTTATACACGAAGATAGGAACTTTGATATTAGCTGGTCTGAGGATGAAGATGATATTGCAGATGCTAATAGACGTGAGGATAATGTCCACTAATGCTAGACACTAGGGAGGAGAAACGTAAGGGAATTGTAATACCCTATACGCCCAGGAAATTACAAGCTAAGTTACACAATGAGTTAGCTAGGTTCAATGTTGTTGTGTGTCACAGAAGATTTGGTAAGACTGTATTTGCTATTAATCAAATGATTAAGTCAGCTATACAAGACTTACAGTTAGGTAAGAAAGCACCAAGATATGCATACTTAGCACCGCTATTTAAGCAAGCTAAGACTGTAGCTTGGGATGAATTAAAGAGATTGTTGTATGATTTCCCAGATGTTAAGTTTAATGAAGCTGAGCTAAGGGCTGACTTTATGGGGGCTAGGATACAACTATATGGAGCTGATAATCCTGATACACTACGTGGTATCTATCTTGATGGTGTCATCTTAGATGAGTATGCACAGATGAATCCTAAGATGTACTCTGAGGTTATTCGTCCTGCACTATCAGATAGGAAAGGTTGGGGTATCTTTATTGGTACACCTAAGGGTAAGAATGAATTCTATGATATTTACCACACAGCTAAAGAGAAGAAGGGCTGGAAGAGATTCTTATTCAAAGCATCTGAGACTGGTATATTAGATGATGAAGAATTAGAGATGGCTCAGCAAGATATGGCTGAGTCTGAGTTTGAACAAGAGTATGAGTGTAGTTGGTCTGCAGCACTGAGAGGTGCATATTATGCCAAAGAGCTGGAAGCTGCTTATGATGAGCAACGTATAGGTAAAGTACCTTATGACCCATCTAAGCAGGTAATAACAGCCTGGGACTTAGGGGTATCTGATAGTACCTCTATATGGTTTGCACAATATGATGGTAAGGCAATTAACTTAATTGATTACTACGAGAACTCTGGTGAGGGATTGCCTCACTATATTGATTTATTAAATCAGAAAGGTTATAATTATGGTGCACATATAGCACCACACGATATTGTAGTAAGAGAATTTAGTACAGGTAAAAGCAGGAAAGACTTAGCATATAGCCTAGGTATTGAATTCCAAGTTGCACCTAAGTTAAAGGTTATGGATGGTATTGATACTGTCAGAACTACCCTTAATAGATGTTGGTTTGATGAGACTAAGTGTCAGAAAGGTATAGATGCTTTATTACAGTACCGTAGCTCTTATGATGATAAGAAGAAGATTTGGAGTCAGAAGCCAGTCCACGACTGGACTTCACACGCAAGTGATAGTTTCAGATATTTATGTAATACAGAGGTAGTGTTCACAGGGAACGACTCTGCTTGGAGTAAGGAATTACCTAAGCAGGATTTAAGTTGGGTAATATAATAGGAGAAGGGAATGAATCCGAAGTGGCTAGAAAATAAGATTATTGAGATGTCAGAAGACATTAGAGAACTAAAGGAATTGCTGAGAGAAGTAGCTAAAGCACCAACTAAAGGTACAAAGTAAATATGAAGATGACCAAGAGAGAACTAGCCGCCCACGTAGAACAAGAGATTCAAGGTGCTCTTGGCTATGGTGATGGTAAACTAACTCGTCAGCGTACTGATGCTATGGATAGATACTATGGTAAGAAGTATGGTAATGAGCAAGAAGGTCGTTCTCAAATTGTCACACGAGATGTTGCTGATGTAATCGAATGGATTATGCCAAGCCTAATGAAGATATTCACAGGTGGTGATAAGGTAGTACAGTTTGAACCTCAAGGTCCTGAAGATGTAGAGATGGCTAAGCAGGCTACTGACTACACTAATTATGTTATTATGAAACAGAACCCAGGCTTTAGTATTATCTATAGCTGGTTCAAAGATGCTCTATTACAGAAGAACGGAATTGTCAAGCACTTCTGGGATGACACTACCGAAGTAACAAGAGAGGAATATAAGAACCTCACAGAAGAAGAATTTACTTCACTACTTATTGATGATAATATCGAAGTAGTGGAGCATACAGCAAATGGTACAGAGGAATTAGTTGAGGGTCAATTACCACAACCTATTACTCACGATGTTGTAGTTAAAAGAACAAGAGAGAGTGGTCAGGTTTGTATTGAGCCTGTACCACCAGAAGAATTCCTAATTAATAAGTACGCAAAGGGAATCGAAGATGCAAGATTTGTTGGGCATAGAGTCAAGAAAACTAAGTCTGAGCTATTAGCACAGGGCTATCCTAAAGCCAAGTTGGAGAGAGCATTCTCTGCACAAGAAGCTGAATGGAAGTCTGAGAGATTAGCCAGGTTTGATTATGATGGTGACTCTAGTTATCCTAATGGAGATATTGATGATGGTGTTTGGGTAACTGAATGTTATATCAGGGTAGACTTTGACAACGATGGTATAGACGAATTAAGAAAGATAACGAAGGTCGGAGATGAACTATTAGATAATGAGGCTGTGGACAGTGTTCCCTTCTCCTCCCTTACACCTGTTCCAATGCCTCATAAGTTTTATGGTTTGAGTATTTATGACTTAATCTCTGACCTTCAACTAATTAAGACTACCTTAATGCGTAACTTGTTAGACAATATGTATCTAACAAATAATGGGCGTTATGAAGTAGTCGAAGGTCAAGCCAACTTGGATGACCTTATGACCAGCAGACCTGGAGGTATTGTAAGAGTACGTACACCAGGTGCTGTGTCACCACTAGCTACTCCACAGCTAGACCAGAACTCCTTTAATATGCTGGGCTATTTAGATAGTATTAGAGAAGAGAGAACTGGTGTTAACAAGAACAGTATGGGGATTGGAGATGGTGGCTTAAAGTCACACCAAACTGCTACTGGTGTAGCACAAGTAATGACTGCAGCACAACAGAAGATTGAATTGATTGCTAGAGTATTCGCAGAGACAGGGATGAAGGACCTTGCCAATAGTGTGTACCAATTAGTACAGAAGTTTGAATCTCCTGAGAAGATTGTCAGACTGAATAATAAGTGGACTACACTTTATCCTGCTGAATGGAAAGAGAAGATGGACTGTACTGCACAGGTAGGTCTAGGCTTTGGTAACAAGGATATGAACCTTATGCACTTAGGTCAACTAGCTCAAACTATACAGATGGTTGCACAACACCCAGCTGCTGGTATGATGATTAAACCTAAGAACGTATATAACTTAATTGCTGAACAGATTAAAGCTATGGGTATGAAGAACGTAGAGGACTTCATTACAGACCCAGGAGACCAAGAACCACAACAACAAGGTCCTAGTCCAGAAGAACAAGCTAAGCAAGCAGAGATGCAACTTAAGGCAGAAGAACTTAAGATTAAGATGCAGAAACTACAAACTGAGTCAACTCTTAAACAGAGAGAGATGGAACTAGATGCACAACTAGCACAGCAAGAGCTTGAACTTAAAGCATCAGAAGCCCAAGTTGATATGCAAATCAAAGCACAAGAATTAGAAATTAAGAAAGCAGACTTAGCTCTTAAACAACAAGAGTTAATATTAGAGAGGGAACAGGGAAGACCAGTAGCTATTGGTCCAACATAAGAAGGAGAAGTAGATGGGTAAGAAAGGGAAGGATATACAATTGGGAAAGGATGCAGAAAGATTTGTTAATGACCCGTTGTATAAGACAGCTTTTGCGGAGACAAAAGAAGAACTGATTAAGATGTTACTACAAACTAAAATCAGTGAAGAAACAGAAAGAGATAGAATTTATATTACCATCAAAGCTTTAGGGCTGATTGATGAGCACATACAGAGTGTCATCAATACTGGTAAGCTGGCTGAAGGACAGCAAGAATTTTATTCAGAACATTATTAAAAACTAAGGGAGAAACCTAATGGATTCAGAAACGAATAACCAGATGGAAGTAGCGTTCGAAAGAGCCAAAGAAGGGTCGTCAGAAGAGGCGGCAAATAATATCCTTAATATGTGGGAATCAGAAGATGACCAACCTACAGGCGAGGAAACCGAAGTTACTACAGAAGACGAGGTAGTGGCTGAGGACCAACAGGAAGATGAAGTCGAAACAGAAGAGGTCTCAGAAGAAGAGGAAGCCTCTGAAGAAGTAGAGACAGAAGATACAGGTGAAGAGGAAACCGAAGAGGTAGCTGAAGAATCTAACTATACTATTAAGGTAGATGGTGAAGAGTATGAAGTTAACTTAGAAGAACTCAAAGCTGGTTATCAAAGACAATCTGACTATACTCGTAAGTCTCAAGCACTAGCTGAAGGACGCAAAGAAAACGAAGCAATTCAATCTGAGCGTATTAGATTAGAGCAAGAGAGACAGATGTACGCAAATGGTTTACAAATGCTGAAAGAACAGCAGTCAGCCAAGCTTCAAGAGTTTAAAGGTGTAGACTGGGAAAACCTTAAAGAGGAAGACCCATACGCATATATGCTTAAGAAGGATGAGTACCGAGATGCTCAGGATAAAGCAAGGAATGCTGCACAACAACAACGGATTGTACAGCAACAACAGAAACAACAAGAGGCACAGTCAAGAGCAACCTTTGTTCAAGACCAATACTCTCAGTTAGTTAATGCTTTACCTGAGTGGGACAACAAAGAGTCTACCGTTAAGGAAGACATTAGAAAGTTTGCAATATCTTCAGGGTATGCACCAGAAGAAGTTGACCAACTAGCAGACCACCGTAGTGTTCTTATACTTAAGAAAGCTATGGAGTTTGATAAGTTAACTAAGAAGGTAGCACCTAAGAAGAAGGCAATCAAGAAAGTTCCCAAGGTACAGAAGTCTGGAAGAGGTAAAGTTAAGTCTGAAGCAGCCGATGATAAAACCAAGAAAAAGCGTGCAAGGTTAAGGAAGTCTGGTCATCAAGATGATGCCGCTTCCGTATTTTATGATATGTTATAACAAGGGTTATAACTACAATATAAGGAAATAGTAATGGCTACTAATTTTAATACTTATGATGCACAAGCAATTCGTGAAGATTTGTCTGATGTAATCTATGATATCAGCCCAACAGAAACTCCGTTTCTATCTGGTATCGCAAAGAAAGGCAGTGTTTCTAACACTTACTTTGAATGGCAGACTGATGCACTAGCAGCAGCTTCTGGCACTAACGCAGCAGTTGAAGGAGCAGCAGCAGGTACTGCAGCAACTACAGCTACAACTCGTCTAGGCAACTACACACAAATCTCTAAGAAGGTTGTTGAAGTTACTGGTACTCAAGACAAGGTTAACAACGCTGGTAAGAAGTCTGAGCTTGCTCACCAACTTGCTAAAGCTTCTAAAGAGCTTAAGCGTGATATGGAAACTTCACTATTAGCTACTAACGCAGCTGTTGCAGGTGATGCTTCTACAGCTCGTGAGACTAAAGGTGCTGCAACTTTCATCACTACTAACGTAACTGATGCAGGTACTACTGGTACTCACGCAGCAATCGTTGAAGCTGATGTAACTGCAGTAGCAGAGTCTACTTGGAATGCTGGTGGTAACCCATCAACTATCCTATTAGGTGCTACTAATAAGAAGTTAATCACTGCTATGTCTGGTCGTGCTGACGCGACTCGTTCAGTTGTTGATGACAACAATACTGTTTACAACGCAGTTGATGTATATGTTTCTGACTTCGGTACTTTCAACATTCAGTTGGATAGATACTGTGACCAGGACATCGTATACTTCTTAGACCACGATATGTGGTCTGTTGACTACTTACGTGATTTCCAGACTATCGACATCGATAAGACTGGTGACTCTGAGAAGAAGATGCTTTTAGTTGAGTATGGCTTACGCTGTGGCAACGAAGCAGCTAACGGTAAGATTCAGTACACAACTGGTTAATAGCTAGTTGACTTAACCCCTTCTTAATTGAGGGGGTTATCATATTATAGGAAGATACAGATGGGAATACAAACACAATTAGTAGAGAACCTAGACGGTTCTATAACCAATGTATCAACTCAAGATAACAAAGAAATAAAGAAGATTGCAGAAGATAATGCTATGCTTCGATTTGACTCAGCCCGTAGTGGCAGAGCACAGTATGATGGTGACTCACAATTCTCACACAGAGTAGCTCGTATACCTATTATTATGGTAGAGCAGATGATGAGAGAAGGTGTGTGGAATAACCAAGAACGTATGAAGGAATGGATGAATGACCCAGTCAACGCACCATTCAGAACAACAAAAGGTAAACTATAGATGGCACTAAGTACGTATACAAATATTAAAGATGCAGTAGCTGACTGGTTAGACCGTAGTGACTTAACTACTAGGATACCAGACTTTATAGCATTAGCTGAAACTAGAATCAATAGAGACTTACGCATTAGACCTATGGAAGTACGTTCTACTATGACAACCACAGCAGATAAGAGATACTTTAACTTACCTGGTGGTTACTTACAGATGCGTAACATCCAACTGAATACTAACCCTATCAGAGCACTGGAGTATATTACTCCTGAGATGTTAGATAGATTGTATGGCAGTAGTTCAACAGGTGTACCAAGAGCATACACTATGATTGGTGATGAGATTCAATTAGCACCAGTACCAGACTCAGCATACACATTAGAGGTTGCCTTCTACGAGAAGTTCACACCACTAGGTGATGGTACTTCAGGTACTGTAACATCTAACTGGCTAACTAGTAATGCACCTGACTTATTATTGTATGGTTCTCTATTAGAAGCAGAACCATTTATTAAGAATGATGAGCGTATACCAGTATGGTTAAATGCATACAGTTCAGCTATTGATAAGCTACAGAAGGCAGATGCAAGAGATAGACACTCAGGCTCAACTATGAGAGTACGTACTATATACTCTGGAGTTGAGGGCTAATGGCTCAGACTACCTGGGCAGCTGATACTAATACTTGGGCATCTACTACTAACGTATGGGCTAATCAGACATTCTCTGACTCAGTAACATTAGCCTCAACACAAGATTCAAGTAATGTTGGTTATGGTATATACCCAGCTACTGCAGCATTAGATGCTACTAGCACAACATCAATACTAGGTGGCTTTGCCTTTGCAAGGACAGCAACCTTTGGGACTACTGCAGACTTATCAGCATCTAATAATGCTGTATATGTAGCCACTGCAACTCTTGCAACAACAGGTGCAATAAGTGGTACGGTAGGAAAGTTATACACAGACTCAGTAACACTAGGAACAACAGTAGATATTCCTTTACCTGGACTATCTGAAGGCTGGTCTTCAAAGACTACAACCTGGGCTAGTGATACAACATCTTGGGGTTACACACCTAATATAGCAATCCCTGTTACTGCTACTATTACTCAGTTAAACCTAACAGAGTTGAATGAAGAGGATGCAATCAAATTAGTATCTACTACTTTAGGTACTACAGTAGGGGCTACTGCAACAGCAAGTGTATCAATACCAGCAAGTATAACATTCAGCCACACTGGTAATTTAACAACAAACATTAACTTTGAAGAGAGTATAACCTTGAGTGCAACAGGTAATATAACTTCATCAAACAACTTCCTGTGGAATGACATCACAGAAGACACTTCAACTACCTGGACTAAGGTAGCTGACCCAGACGAATAACAACAACAACGGAGTAAATAATGAAAGACGTAGGAATTGAATTAACAAACATATGGAAAGTTACTTGTCTTGATAAAGACGGTAATGTA